TACGGGTTCTTAATGACGCTATCAAGTACCGCGAGATAGTCGCTGGCAAATCGAAGGCCGAGCAAAAAGCTAAGGGCGCGAAACCAGTTATCAAGCCGGGAGCGAAGAAAGCGCAGAATCCTAGTCGTAAACTGCGGGATAAGCAAAAGGCAAAATTCAAGACATCTGGACGTATCGAAGATGCCTTGAGTTTGATCGTTAATGAATAACTTTTTTGAGGTGATTTAAAATGGCACAGCCAACCAATACTTTTGACAGCTATGATGCTGTCGGTATCAGAGAGGATCTCTCCGATATCATCTATGACGTTTCTCCTGAAGAAACACCGTTCTACTCAAAGTGTAAGAAACTAAAAGCTTCTAACACATATCATGAGTGGCAAACTGACGCTCTTCGCGCTTCAGCCGCTAACGCGCACGTTGAAGGTGACGAGATCACAGCTAACGCTCGTTCAGCTACAACCAGACAAGGTAACTACACACAGATCTTTGTTGACGCTGTGTCAGTTCCAGATACAGACTCAGGTCTGAGAAAAGCTGGTCGTGCATCTGAGATTGCTTATCAAATGCTCAAGACTGCTAAAGAGCAAAAGCTTAATTGATTTGAGCCTACATAAGGTAACTTATGATAGATAATCGCGTGAACTGCTGGAAGGCTAAGATGAAAAGAGAGTTCATTATGCTAATCAGCATCCAAGCGTCACAGGGATGTGACGAAGGTTCAGAGACTAGGTCATGGAGGCTAGAACAGCCAGTAAAGGCCCACGAGTGCGCGACATCCTATGGGATGAAGATATAGTCCGACACTTTGGCGAAAGCCAGAGAGCATAGATAAAGAGCTATGCAAAACTGATGGATATTGAAAAAGCTCTCTTTGATAACAACGCTCGCGTTGCTGGTAACAGCACGACTGCTCGTGAACTTGCTGGTGCTCCAGCATGGTTGACCACTAACACTGACTTCTCGTCAGACGGTACTCCAGCTGGTGCAGATCCTACAGGCGACGGAACAGACGCCCGTACAGATGACAGCACTCAAGAGGCGTTTTCTCAAACTCGTTTCGATAGCGTCATGCAGTCAATCTGGGAGCAAGGCGGTAAGCCAAACACTGTTTACCTATCTGCATTCCAAATGAATAAAAGCCTAGCATTCACAGGCATGAACAATCAGCGTTCAACGATTGGTGCATCAGTTGGTGGAACTAACAGTGTCATCAACGCAGTTGACGTCTACGTTACTCCTTGGGGAACAGTAGACTTCATGCCATCTCGTGAAAACCGTTCTCGTGACGTGTTCATCATGCAAGATGATATGTGGTCAGTTGCAGTTCTACGTCCTACAAAGAACATGGAACTTGCTAAAACATCTGACTCAACTCGAAGAGCAATCGTTACTGAACTTACACTCGTATGTAACAACGAGAAAGCTTCAGGCGGTGTCTTTGACTGTACAACATCTTAATCGGTGTATGGGAGGGCTTGATGCCCTCCCTTTTTTTAGGAGGTTAGTTTGAGCAAAATCAAGGAAATTGTGCATCACGACGATGGTGGGGACACACTTACTATTGAAAGCGTGTACGACAACGAGCCAACACTTAATCAAGTTAAGCAGATAAAAGATGCTGGATTAGGCCAAAAAGGTGATAATAGACTTGTCGGTCGGATACCAATGCATATACTGTCACAGTGGCTTAAAGAAGCTGGCGTAGATTGGTCAGATCGAGGCGCGGCACAAGAGGTAATTAAGAGAAAGATGTTATCCGGTGATTTTGCGAAATTTAGAGTATGGGAAGGAACATACTAGAATGGATCAGTCCTTCATCAATTGGCTTCTTGGCGGAGTCAGCGGCTTACTAGGCGCATTAGGTAGTCTGATATTTATTGGGATGAGGGACTTACAGCGCGCACAATCCAGAACAGATAGACGCCTCAGCGAGATAGAGGTATTAGTTGCTGGTGACTATCTTAAGAAACAAGAATTTGAAAAGTTTGTTGATCGCGTTATCTGTAAGCTTGATGCGATTGATGAAAAGATTGATCGCAAGGCAGATAAGTGAGCCAACTTGTTGAACTCTGGCCCATCATATCGGCGTTAGGAATACTAGCGGCGATGTTGATCAGTTTTCGCAGTGAGACTCTATTGAGACTGAAACATCTCGAAGAGAAAATAAGAACTTTGTTTGAATTGTGGAATGGCAAAAAGTAATAAAGAGATTGTTCGCCCAATTCCAAAGCGAACAAAACTAAACAAGAAACAGCGTCAGCGTTTGCTGAAAAAGTCTAACGCCAAGCGCTCATTGTTTCGATGAAAGACTTTGACATAGCGAAGGCGCTGGCTAGTTTAGTTCCAGTTTTGCTCGCGGCTATGTGGTGGGTCATTTCTTCTATTGGCGAGATACGTTCAGACATTCAGCTGATCCGCGCCAACCAAATGCAACTTATCAGTCCGAACGGTGAGATCGTTCCAAGCCCGGGCAATGCATTTGCGCGCCAAGAACTAAAAGAGGAAATGCTGGAGCACATTCACGATCTGAAAGTTAGAGTTAAATTGCTAGAAAGGCAAGGTGGAAATGGTAGCTAAAAAGTATCAGAATCCAAAAGGTGGATTGAATGAGAAAGGCCGCAAACACTTTGAGGCGAAGGATGGCGGTAATCTGAAGGCGCCAGTCAAGTCTGGGACGAATCCTCGACGTGTTTCATTTGCCGCTCGATTTGCTGGCATGAAGGGGCCGATGAAGGATTCTAAAGGTCGTCCAACTCGTAAAGCGCTGGCGTTAAAGGCTTGGGGCTTTGGTAGTGTTGAGGCCGCAAGAAATTTTGCTAACAAACACAAGAAGAAGAAGTGATATGGCTAAAAAAGGTTTATACGCGAACATTCATGCCAAGCGAAAACGCATAGCGGCTGGATCAAAAGAAAAGATGAGGAAGCCGGGGACTAAAGGTGCGCCAACAGCAACAGCATTCAAACAAGCCGCAAAAACAGCAAAAACGCCGAAGAAGAGGAAAAACCGCCGAGCAACGGCGTGATCATCATTTAAAACATAAGTACGGCATAGTCTTTTCTGACTATGTCGATATGGCGTACAAACAAGGCAACAAGTGCGCCATTTGCGGTATCAATGGTAAAGATACCAACAAGGGCAAATTATATGTTGACCACTGCCACGTCACTGGCAGAATAAGGAAACTACTATGTCATCACTGCAATACTGGCATAGGGCTGATGAATGACGAATATAAACGTGCGTTTAGATCAGCATTTTACTTAACGCGGTTTCATGTGGAACATCAATGTTTGGACTTGGCACAGAAGTTATATTGGCGATTGGTGGCAATATCGTGGGCGTGGTGTCCGGCTTACTGGCAAATGCGCAAAAGGCAAAAGCTGACCAGCACAAAATGATGATGGAGCGCCTCACGTTCGACATGGAGCGTATGAAGGCCCAGTCTGAGATGTCTAACAAAGAGTTCGAGTTGCGGTCTAAGGATAGATTCTCCAGCATGACTCGGCGCGTGTTGGTACTATTCTTTATGATCATGGTGGCAGTGATCAGTCTGGCTCCGATGCTAGGAACGGTCGACATTGCTGTACCAGTTGAGATGAAGTCTGGCGGAAAGTATTTGTTGGGGCTAATTGATACAAGTAAGACTTGGATTGAGTGGCATACAATAAAAAATGCAGTAATGTTCCGAGAGAATTTCGACACTATTTTGGTGATGATATTCTCATTCTATGTTGGTAGTTCCGCAGTAAAAAGATAGGAGACTAATATGCCAATGGTTGGTAAGAAGCATTATTCGTACAGCAAAAAAGGCATGGCGGCGGCACAGGCTGAAGCCAAGAAAAAAGGCAAGAAAGTAAAGTACAAGAAAAAACCTAAATGATTCCTCGGCGTATCTTTGGCGCACTATGTCTTGCGCTGGTGTGCCAAGGATGCTCCATCATGGCGGCCAAGAGGATCGTGGAGAAGCTAGAAGAGCCGTCAGCGCCTGTTTATAACATTACCTACGAATGCCCGGCGATGATGCCTGAGACGGTCTTAGAGACCGTCAGAGAGTACATCATTATTGATGCTGAGATGGATCGTCATTTCGAAACGTGCGATCTAGAGGTTGACTGCTTTAGGCCATAAAAGAGGCCCACACTAGGTGGGCCTTAAGAAGGAGAGTGTCATGAAAGTAAGTTAACCAAGCGAATTGAAAGCTTCGTAAACTCGCTCCACTTCATTATAACCATATTTCTTCGCCAGTGTCAGCGCCTCTGATGCCTTGTAGAACTTGCCATCGATGAACACAAACAAAGGCTCTCCATCCTTTGTCTTATTGGCGGACACTAGGTGATACGGGCCAAACTTAATATATTTGATCCGTTTATTGTGTTTTCTAAGATTGAAACTAACCATACATTCCAGCTACTAGATAGAACATCGCGAATATTGCCGCGCATCCTAGCAACATAGCGCCAATCCCAATCCAGCTAATTTTGCTAAAGAGTAGCGCATTGCGCTCTGGATCAAGATATATCTGATCTTGCTCGATCTTGCCTGTATAGAACAACTGCTCAAGCTTTTGCTTATTGTTATCTGACGGCAAGTCAGAGCCAGTCTCCCAGTTGCTCACAGTTCGGCGACTAACGCCAATCATGACAGCAAGTTGTTGTTGGCTTAATTTAAGCTTAATTCTGTGCGCTCGAATATTATCCGCAGATCTCATTTTTTTAGTCAGGTTCTGTTCCACCGTAGCTCTCCTTAATTCCCGTAATAAATTCCTCAACTTGTAATTTAGCATCGTCGAAGCCTTTGCCAATAATAACACTTTGGTTAATGGAATTCAGATAATTGTGCCAATCCTTTTGCTCTGGTGAGATTCTACCGCCAGTTTCCTTCTTCATCTCGATCCAAAGATTCCAGACTGGAATAAAAAGATCTGGGACGCCGGGAACTACGCCCTCGGCTTTGAGACGTCCGGCGGTGGCTATATTTCGTTGTCCGCCGTTTGGTATTGCAATGATTCTTACGCCTTCGTAACTTTTCCGAAACCAACTTACAAACTCTCGTTGCTCAACGTGCTCACTTCTCCCAGTTCCTTTGGAGGACGCGGAAGTATTTGCCCTCTTTCTTGTAGAAAATCTCATCTGGTGATTTGCCCTTGTTCATGATGTACACAATATCATCAAGATTCGCCGTTTGCAGAAACTTAAAATCGATCCCTGACTTATTCGCTATCTCGGCTAATTTTACAGTTGCCTTGTTCCCAGCGTATCCGCTATGAGTTATCGGGAAGTATTCGGCAATGACTGGATCACTCAGTAGTTTAGAATAGTATTGGACTTTAATCATATTCTTGCCACTAGCACGGGACGTATGCTTTGACCACTGCCAACTATGCACTGCGTATCCATTGTTTGGATTGCCCATTATATCGACGTCATACAGCCGCATTCGTTTCTCTTTCGGCGCTGGGAACTCATATCCGCAGTCTGGGCATTCTTTTACGGCTGGCGCGACTAAGCTGTCGCACTCTGGGCATACCTTTACTGGCGCTTCTCCAGTTCCGCTCCCAGCCCTGTTTGGCGGTTGCACGTTCGTAATCGGGCCGTGCATCTGCACGATCCCAGCAAAATCTAAAACCAAGCAATGATCTGTGTGACTTTTGATTCTCATGCCGCGTCCAGCCATCTGCACATATAGCCCAGCAGACATTGTGGGCCTCAGCATGGCGATCAAATCGATGTCTGGATAGTCGAAGCCAGTGGTGAGCACATTGGCGTTTGTGAGCGCCTTGAGTTCGCCAGACTTAAACTTACTGATAATCTCTTCGCGGTACTTTTTTGGCGTGTCTCCGGTGATGCACTCAGCCGGAATGCCGTGCTCAATTAGCAAGTCTTTAATCGCCTCAGCGTGTTTCACGCCAGCGCAAAAGAACAGCCACGACTTGCGATCGCCAGCAAGTTTAATGACTTCGCGCACAACGCCTTCGTTAGTGTGCATTTTGTTAACTGCTTCTTGGAGTTCTTTCTCAATGAACTCGCCTCCGCGTTTATGTACGCCTTTGACGCTAAGTTTTGTTCCTGTCAGTTTCGACCGTAGTGGCGCAAGATATCCATCCTGAACTAGCGCCTCGATGCTGGTCGGCTCGATGATGTCATCGAATATCCCGGGCTTATCTGTGATCATGCCGTGGCCTAGTCGGTACGGCGTCGCCGTCAGTCCGATCACGCGCATTGCCGGATTAATGATCTTGAGCGCGTCGATTAGTTTGCGGTAACTGGTGTCAGTGTTTGTCGATATCAGGTGCGCCTCGTCCACGATCATCAAGTCGATGTGCCCTATTTCGTGGGCCTTCTTTCTGATAGACTGAATGCCAGCAAACGTGACTTGCTGATGGGCCTCTTTACGCCCGATTCCAGCAGAGTAAATACCGAGCGGCGCTTCAGGCCAGTGAAGCAACATTTTTTCAGCGTTCTGCTCGATCAGTTCTTTAACGTGCGTGACCATTAACACACGAGTCTCAGGCCAGTTCGTTATCGCGTCCTTGCAGATTGCCGCGACAATGTGAGACTTGCCGCTTCCGGTCGGTAGCACGATGCATGGATTGCCATACTCGTGCGCCCTAAACCAGTCATACAGTTTCTCAATTGCAAGTTTTTGGTACTTACGAAGCATCTATCTTTTCTAATTCATTCGCCACCAGCTTTGCGTATCCGCTGATGTCATGCCAAGTGTCGTGCAAGTAATAGTTGCCGCACAAAACTCTCGCCAACTTGTTACAGATCATGTCGAGACTTTCTTGCATCGGCGGTGGCATCGTTCGGTAATTAGGCGCCTCGCGCACGATCTTCTTTAGACTCTGGCTTGTCTTGCTTACATATGTGTACTTGCCATACTGTCCGTGACGTTCCGCTAGTGTTGCTTCAATGGTTTTGATAGTCATCCTGTTATCTTGCCTCCAAAGTTAAAACGCAGATCTTTAACAAAATCATCTGGATTCAAACACGCATCCAGATTGCTCACCAACTCAATGCTTTTAAACACGTTCGCGTCGCCTTCGCCATTGCGAATAAACTGGCCCTCGATCTCGTACACTGCCTCAGTTGGCGTATCGCTTTCAACTCTGGGCCAAGGCACAACGTCAGGATGCAAGACGTGTGAGTCGCATCCTTTACGCTGGAAATCCTCTGGGATCTCTTCAGCATCAAATCTAGTGCAGTCCCACGTTCCGTCAGGCTGTGGTGACGAGTGAGCGCACGTTCGACAGTTGATCTGTTTTGTCGGCTGGCCCTCGTGACATATGTGTTTCGCTGGGCAAGTCTTGCACATAAACCACGTTGGATCTTTAGATAGTCTTGGCGGCGCCTCATTTGCCGTCGTGATGAACTCGCCCTTGCGTAACAATTGATCCGCCAACTCTTCGTCAAACTCAACTATCTCGGTGTACATCTCATCGTTGTCTTTACAGACAGCGACATACAGCGCCTTCGGAATCTCTTTGCCCTTCATGTAGATCTGCATCTGCGCGTAATGCATTGGCTTGGATTCCTTGACGCCCTTTCGCGCAACCAAGTCAAAAGATCTTTTATTGTGTGTCTTGAACTCGGCAATAAACTTTTCGTCAGTATGCCCGGGAACGCCCTTCACGATGATCCCGTCAACACTGCCGCTGATGTGTGTGCCAAAGTCTACTTTGGCTTGGTTATTACCGACTTCGCGTATGTCGATTCCTATCGCTCGCAAGTCAGCAACAATGACTCTTTCTTCTAGTTGCCCTCGACGAAACAGTCGCCGCATACGTCCAGAGAAATGTTCTTTGAATGTCCATCTGAACATATACCAGAGATAACGCTCGCACTTGTGACCGAGTATCGATCCGCCCATGTGTCCACGTTGTGTGTCTGTGTTCTTACGATGATGCTCGTCAATCAGTTCAACTATTTTGCTCATGTGACTCCTTAAAAAAAGAGGGCCGAAGCCCTCTTGTTATTTTGCCCAAGGCGCGTTTGAATTTGCTTCTTTAGGCTTTGCGGCTGGTGGTTGAGCGCCACCAGAGACTGGTTTCCAATCCCGCACATCATTCGATGCCGCGTACTGCTCGGTCGCCGGACGGACAGTGACTTTAATTTTCAAGTCCATTCCGACCAACTCGTCAGTATCCCGGGGCAACGCTGACATACCGCCAGCGAGTGCAATCTGGCTTAACTGCCTTCGACCAATTGATTCAGCCGCCGCGTTAGGATTGTTGATGGTTACGTTTCCGAACACTACACGCCCAGCGTATTCATTTCCGGTAATGTCATATCGTACCGAAATATAGCGCCCATTC